CTAGGTTCTGTCATTGGACCTTTTCTCCAATCTTTCCACAATTCTTCGATCTTACCTAATGCATTTCCTATCTCAACAGAATCCATTGATTCAACATATTCTTCGTTGACTGCTTTACTTTCGTATAATCCAATTATACCTTCATCATCAAGTTTTTTATATCCTTTTTTATCTAGCATAGTTAAAACATCATCCATTGTATCGTATCCAATTTCAGAGTCTAACTCTTCACTACCATTTCCAACAACAGTCCAATCATATATGAATTGGTTCCAATCATCGGTAGTAACTTCGTCTCCCTTATTATAAGCTTTCATAAACGCTTTAACTATTGTCTTAGCGTCGTTTTCATTAATTACTGATTCGTTTATACAGAATTCATTAATTGATTTTAAATTTTTCATAATATTGTTATTTTCTTTTATTGGACTTAGAGTATTTTGCAAAGCTTTATAAAAACTGTGTATACTTTTCGGTGTTAGTTGTTTGAATGTTTTTTCATCATCTATCTTAAGAGCATTTCTTACTTTAGATGCTGAGATGTTTTCACCTGTTCTAGGAATTTCAAAACCTTTAAAATCTGGATGAACTCCAAGTTGATCTCGGTATGCTTGCTTATCAATCATATTACCATAATCTTTTTTTCTATCAGTACCAAATCCCCACATCATTGGTTCATATGCTGGTCTTGCTGCTGCAAACATTGTATCAATTGCTCCATTAGGAACTACGAAACTTGCTTCTAAAAATGGATATTGCTTTTTCATTTTAGCAAACATTGCTTGTTGTGTATCTTCATCAAATGGTCTTTTCTCTGGATCAGGCTTTCTACCTCTCACCATATAAACCACAACAGGCAAACCGTTTTCTTTATGCATTTTTTCAAATACCTTAACATGACCTAATGTAAAAGGTTGAAATCTACCAACAAACATGTTTACTGGTTTTTTACCTTGTTCTTTATGAGGAACTGATAAAGCTTCATTGATGATAGTTGTCTTTGTTGCATTCATAACTCTTTGTCCGTATGGTGATAATGAAAATGTTTTTACCCCTTCTTGATCTTCGCTTATGTTAAACAAAGTTTTGTTTCTATTTAACCATCTCTTATGAGCTTTAAGCTCTGTTAATATTTTAGCCATTTCGTCTTCAGTAATATGACCATCAGCTATAGCTTCTATTATACTAGATCTTATTCTTGCAGATGTTGATACATTTTTTGCAGGGTGAGATTCAGTATACCGTCTTTTAACTGTTACTTTCTTTTCTGTTAAGAAATTGTTTATGTCTTTTAAGTTGTCCATTTATAATCTATATATTTACTTTTGTATTGCAATTCCCATATTAGCATTAAATGGCATTGGTATACTAGCTTTTTGCTCAAACACAAAATCTGCTGTGCTAAAGGGTACTGTTTTAAATTCAAAATTACCATTCTTAGTCTTTACATCTAAATACAATTGCTTGACATCTGTAACTATCTGTGAATACTTTGTTAATTCTTTAGTATACTTTTGGTTAAGAGCATGAGTTAACTCAACCATTAATGGATAAAACACAACACCTAATTTGTGGTTGCCTTTGAACTTTTCAAAACCATCAACGTTTGTTTTTAATTTTGCCTCATTCCATTCATAAGTTGATTTTTCCCAAAAGGTACGTAAGAACTTAGTAAATTCAGCTTTATCAGTATATAAATTGTCTAAGAATTCTTCAACTGCATCTTGTGTTGCATTGCTAGGCTGTAGCTCTGCTTCTTTCAAAAGATACCAGTATGCAGATTTGTTATGATCATTAAGGTTTACACTGCATAGAGACATAATCCTGCCATAAATCTTACTTCGTGCTAACTTCATAGGATTAACCCAAGTATCTATTACATTATTATAAAAATCCTGCTCACCTGCAGTTTCAAAACTCAATGGGCCTGGTACTCGTTTTTTGTCATTAGCCATTTTATAGATTCTTTGTATGATAGTATCGCCAGTTGGTGTACCGCCTTTTTTACCACCCTTTGATGATATACTGTATGTATCAAAATAGAAATCTACTAAAGGTTCACTTTCACCTGGTGGATAGCTTACACCATCACCAGGGTTTCTTAGTATGTTAAGTAGCATAAAGCCACCTAAAACTTCACCGTAGTCATTTCTGATATTCTGAATTGATAATTGATCAATACCATCAAATAAAGATTTTGTAATAGGGTATGTTATAGTGTGAACTGGTGCGTTTGCATATTCAGTAAAATCTTCAAATTTACCAGCATTTTTAGTATTACTACTAATTTCTTTAGCCGCCTCGAGCATAAAGTTTTTATAATTTTCTGGATAGTGTGAATCATTCAAGAATTTTTCTACAGGTGAAAGTAAACTTGCCCAATTTTTATAGTTAGTATTACCCATACCTAATTTAGCTGGTGTTAAATCTTTCTTACCTACAATAGCAGCTTCCCCGGTTTTCTTAGAGATCTTATAACGATTTGTTATAATAAAGAAATCACTAATGCCGTAAGATTGTCTTAGTTTATTATCAGTTGCTTTTTGTATAATTATTTTATATGCAGCATAATCACTAGAAAGATAACCAACTGGTAATTCTTCGATCTTAAACGATCTTTTCTTTAAACCTACTACATTTGATATAAGAAATTTTTCGATAGCAGCTTCTGCTGTCCCATCATTAGGACCAAAGTTACCCCTAAGTACTTCACCATGATCGCCAGTTCTATTTGAAACTTTAACAAAATCAGTTATCATTTTCATCTTGGTAGTATATTGCTTATATGCCTTTATCCAAAACTTCTCAACATCACCCTTTGTAATTTTCTTTGCTTCATTTATATTGTCTTCATTAATATCAATCTTACCTAAATGAATAAAGTTATTATAATTAAGAACTTTTTCTTCTACTACAAGTTCCTCTAAATCTTTGTAGTTTATAGTCTCTGTAACTTTAGTATTTAAGTAATCCCCGAATGTTTTGAATTCACCATCAGTTTCTTTATTAATTGCATCTGTGATTTTATCAACCATCTTGTTAAAATCTTCTACTACTGATTTTGTCATGATCGAACCTACTCTCTCAGGATTTCTTTTCTTCCTTAAAGATCCAACCATTATTTTATATAAGTTTTGTAAAGATTCAGATTTTTGTAATATTTCCCTGGTTCTATTATTTTTAATTAAGTCTAAATTTAAATTAAACTCTGGGCCTTTTGCAAACTTTGCCTTTTCAATATCTAATTTTTGAAGATCAACACCTCTCTTGGCTATATAATCATTAAACAGATTTGACATTAATTCTAAGTATCTTTCTTCAGGTACTGATGTCAATAGTTCACCGCCACGCAATCCTCGCTCTTCGACGAATGCTAAGATATCTAATAATAAGATTTCATTAATATCAGCAGGAGCTCTTCTTAAATCAATAGGTTCTTTATCTTTCATTAATCCTTGTGTATAAGGATCAATCATTTTTGCAGTAAATATTTGATTAGTGCCTTGTTTAAAAAACTTAAAGATTATAGAATCTATCGGTTTGTCTAAATCGTTTTGTAGCGTTGTTTGTTTGATCGTTGGATTTAATGCATCAATTAGATATTTAGCAAATGAACTAGTTCCAAATACCTCTAACTGATCTTCCTTTGGTGTTTCAAGGAATTCTCTAATCTTTTTCTTTTGTGCTTCTTTTAAATAACCACTAAAAATTGGAATAAGTGGAGTTACGTCAAAAGCAGAGGACCAATCTCTAAGTACCCTAGGATCTTCGATTACTTTGGCAATCTTTCCCTTTGGGTTTCTTACTTGTATATGTGTAAGTAATAAATTATTAGTTGGTAAGTTATCATACTTGATTGCACCAGGCTGGTTGTTAACAAAATATTGGAAACAGAATCTCCAATATTCTGGCAAGTCTTTTATATGACCTTCGGTTTTATTTAGAATGTATTGAATTGCTTGTTCATAATACATCATTAGTGTCCTGTCCACTAAATTGATTGGTTGCTTATTGCTACCTTTAAAAAATCGTAGTTCATCGCCATGTCTCTCAAACGAGAATGACGATCCTGATAATTTCTCAGTCACCAATAAGTAATCTTTAAATAGATCATCTATGAATTGCTGCCCGGTTTCTTTATATATGTTTGTTAACTCTTTCATTATTAGTTTTTAGTTATACCTTTTATATATTTGATTGTTTAAGAACAAAAAAGGTGAGACATTTAACTCACCTTTAATACACTTAACGTGATTTTAATATATTATTACATTAGCATTATGATATGTCCATGTGGTCACCGTAGTCACATACTATACCCTTTTTCTTTAGTTGTTTACAAATCTTATCAAGTTCATCCGTTTCGTATCTACTTGGTACTTCATCTTTGATACCAATAGACTTTAATAATTCATTAGTTGCATCTAAACTAATTTTAGATTTTTTACTAACATTTGCAGTTTTAGCAACATCATATAAAGATGTTCCATAAAATTTACCACCCTGTTCAGTATAAACAAAATCAATTCCCTTGATGCTAAAGCCTTTACCACTTCGATCTTTGTATTTAATAGCCTCAGTTATAAATTCATTAAAGTTTTTCATATTAGTCTAATTTAGATTTACCATCCCATACTTTAACAGTATAATCTTTACCATCTTTTTCTAAGTACCTAGGATCTTTTTTAGTCGGTCTCATTAATAATCCAGCAGAATTTGCATTTCTACCATGATCACCTTGTTTCATTGTGTTTTTTCTCCATGAAGAACCGCCTGAAAAATAAGATGAAAACTGACCACGATTATCTCTGTCATCTGGATCTAAACCTTTTAAAGTTAAAATAAATTTCTGCAAGTCTCCCCATTTAGATTTACCTTTCTTTTCAGCAAAATCCAAAACTTGTTTTTTGATTGTTTCCAATTCGTTTGATTCATTTAGAGAATCGTAGCTATGCATATGTTTCATATCTTTTGTATTTTTATTATATTATAAATATAATCAATTTTGTTTAGTTTCGTACTATAAACTCTTGTTTTGTTTTGGAAAGTTATTAACAATCTTAAAACTATCTACCGTACCTCATAATACCCATCAACTGATTAATTGCAGCAAAAGTTCCAGTTAATTTATAAGTAGTACCTTTGTACTTAAATACAAGACCTTCTGTTGGTATGATTGATTCTACTCCACCAATCCTATCTAATCTTTCAAGTTCTTTAGTTACCTTTTCAATCTGGTCTAAACTACCACTCTTTTTAATACCTTCTGCTGCTGCTTTGATTTGCTTGTGAAGTCTTTGCATTTCTTTAGTAGGATTAGCTGCTACGAAGTTACTTGCATTCTTTAATATAACACTCCCTAACTCTAAGAACAGATCTTCAAACGGTCTAATGTTTTCTTTTTGTTTCTTTTTAACATCTTCTTTATCAAACTTCTTAATGATTGCTGCCTTTTCTTTACCTAGATCTTTATCAAGAGATCTTAGATTAAGTGTCTTTTTATCAGCATATGCCCATCTTAATAATAAACCTTCTTTTTGCTGTTGTGATAGTTCAGGGAAGTTTGCTTCGATTTGATCTCTCCACCACATTTCGTGATATTTTGAAACCTCATCGTCGTCTGATAAATTATATACATTCTTCAAGTCTTCAACCTTTTTAATAAATTTAGCTACATTTTCATCAAAGTTAATATCCTTTCTTAATGCTAGAACCTTTGGAGGGATTATCGTAAAAGTTTTACCGATATCCGATTTAAGCTTCTTAAGAACTCCGGCTATTTTTTTAGCAGCAGATGGATCATCTCCAATAATTTTACCATCACCGTCTGTCTTTTTAATACCATGAAATTGTATAACATCAATATCATAATGGATAACATTAGGATTCTTTGAGTATATTAATTCCATATTCATGAAGTTCTTACCATTATCAAATACTTCATCCTGTGTTTTAACTGGAAGCTTTATTAATAAGTTTGCTAAATCAGCGGCGGCAAACTGAAAAGTATCCTGCACTAATTTACTAGCATGACCGTCAAACTTTTGATTAATTCCTTGTAAATCTAAAGGTGATCTCATTTCACCTTGATTTCTTGCGAATTTAACTTCACCGTCTTGTATTGTAGCAAATAAGTTTTGGCCATCTGTTTTTTCTGTAGGTGCTTCCTCGAAATTCAATTCACCACTTAAACCAGAATTAATGAGATTTTTAAAGTCTCTAAATGTTAAGTTCTTATTATCAAATGGATGCTTCATATGACCAGCAGCTCCACCTTCTAACAACAATGGCTGACTTTTGTCAGTCAGCCATTGTTCAAACAGTTTTATATGTTTCATTTAGTTTATATTTTACTTTAGTTTATATTTTACTTTAGAAATTATTTAAGGTTTCCTTTAGAATCACCTGCAGCATATGCATATCTACCTTCACCACCTTCATCAGCAACAATAATCACTTTTACATCTCCTAGCATTCCTTTATATGCTGCTGTATATGGGGCTGGCCACATTCCTGTTGCACGTTGCCCGGAGATACTATTATCATTCCCAAGTAAGTCAGCTTTTTTATCTTTAGGGTCAAATTTTGCATCATCATTAGTAGATGCAACCATTACCATATCAGCAACAGATCTTACTCCTAGATATTTTAAAGCTGGTTTATAATTTTTATTAACATCAGCCAGTGTTAATTCTTTCCCATTATCATCATAACCATCCCCATCGCGTAAAACGGTAGAAAGAGTGTTGTAAGGACCGCTCTGAACCCAAGATGGTAATTCGGCTTCATTAATTGATTCATTTACAAATTCTGCAAACTTTTTTATATTATTCATATCTTTAGTTTAGTTTTATTATGATCCCATAGTAGATTGTAAAGCTCCAACCATTGCACCATAGTCTCCATCATGTTTAGAAATTAAACCGTCAATTACTTCAGTTGCTTTAGCTTCATCATAATCATCACCGAATGCTTTTTTCAACACTGCAGTTGCGTATTCTTTGAATTGATCATCAGAAGTAATATCTTCCTCATTAATCTTAGCTTCTTTTACTAATGGAATTTCAATGCCATCTTCAGATACATCGTTTGCCTCATCAGGAATTACTTCAGTAACCTTTTGATCTGTTGTAACTAATTTACCAGCTAATGCAGATAAGTTTTTAACTTTACCCTTATTCATTATATCACCAGCAATACCAGCTGCAGTTTCTGAACCATCACCTTTAATTGTTGGAATAGCAATACCGTCAGCTCCAGCTACTTGATCTTTTACTTCAGCTTTTTCAACTTTAGCAATTACTTCAGCAACACCTTCTTTAACATGCACGTCTTTAGCCCACTGAATATAACTCTCATCACCTTGTTCAAAATCAGATATAATAGTCTCTAAATCTTTTTTATCATACCCAGCAGATTTACCGAGTTTCAAAAATGATCCTTTTGATTTTAGATCCTTATCAGTTAAATCATTAAACCAATCTAATAAGTTACTTTGTTGTTTAGCTTCTTTAACTGCTTTAGGTTTACCCTTTGCGTTTACTTCATCTTCGATATCCTCGGCGCGATCTTCATCAACCTCATCTTCATAATCTTCTTCACCTTTTTTGGTTTTAGATTTATCACCTTTATTTCCACCAAGTGTTACTTCATCAAAACCTTCATCAGTTTTATCATCATCTTCATAATCTTCTTCATCTTCTTCAGACTCAGAATCATCACCTTTATTTCCACCCCAAACAACTTTGTCATAGGCTTCATTTACAAAATTAGAAAAAGACATAATAGCAGATTCATTCTTTTCAGCATCTTCCTCTTCCTCTTTATCAAACTTAGCATCTTTCTTTAAAGATTTGATTTGAGCATCATCAGATTTAACAGCTCCTTTATAATGGTCTGCTTTTTCTTTATCATCCTCAGAATCAACTTTCTTATCTCCTTTGTCTTCTAACTCATCACCATCTTTTTCATCGTCCTTTCCTTTTGACTCATCGGACTCTGAAAGGGGATCAGCAGAAGCAGCAACAGGAACAGCATAGTCTTCTTCTTCTTCATTATCATCACGATAATTAACGTTCTTATTAATAGTTTCTTCTTTTTCTTTAATGAAATCTTCAAAAGCCATAATTCTTTTGGTAGCTTTAGGTGTTTCAACTTCTTCATCAGCAACAGGAACTCCATCTTCATCTGATACTTCATCAGCTTCTTCTGGTACTTCCTTTGTAACTTCTTGTTCATCTGATACTAAATCATCATCGGCTTCTTCTTCAGTAGCATCTTCCTCTACTTCTTCGACTTCAGCAGCAACTTCTTCTTCACCTTCTTTAGATTTAGCTTCACCTTCTACAGATTTAGGTTTACCTTTTGCATTTACTTCATCTTCGATATCTTCAGCACGATCTTCTTCAAGATCTTCTTCAGAAATATTATCTTTATTGGCAAAGCTTTTGGATAGTGCTTCTAGTTTAGAAAGAAGATCTTTCTCTTTCTTTAATTCATCTATACTGTTAAAACCAATCTTTTTGATCAATTCTTCGACAGCTTCTTGGCTTACTTTTGCAGATTCTGTGATCGGTTGATCCTTAGCAGACATTGCAGAAAACTTTTTGACTGATTTCATGTTAGTTGTTTTATTTTTTTTATATATCCATGTCTTACTTAAAAGATATTCTATATTAGAATCTGATGTTTTGTACATCAAACGGAAACTTTTCTTCTTTATATATTGTTCGCCTAGCAATACCATGTCTATAAACGTAATTAACCCAGTCATGTTCCTCGGCTTTATATCTAAAATCATCAATAAAGTCATAGATTTTCACTACATCCTTTGATTCATGTTTTCTTAATCCCCTACCTATACTTTGTCTAATGATCACTTCTGATTTAAAACTTTCAGTGAAGAATATGTTATGTATATTTTTTATAGATATACCGGTTGAGAATGTTCCATATGATGCTACAATAATAACATCATCGTTTTTTTCCATCCTGGCTTTAAACTCTTCTCTTATATCTACATTAACTGAACCATCTACATAGTAAACTTTCTTGTCAGTTATTTGTCTTAGTTTTTGATACACCTTTTCGCCGTATGCTATTTTATGAAATAGTACTAATGAATTTGATGTTGATTTTTTAATTACTTGGCAAACAAAATCTAATCTTTTTTCACTTTGATTAATAAAGTTTTGTTCTAATCCAAATAATTTCTGTCTATCTTGTGGGTTCTTTGAAAGAAACGAGAATGATTCTTTCTGAGCATCAGTTGCATAATCCATGTGGAGCTGCATAACTTTACATGAAGCAATAAATCCTTGCTGTTGTAATTGGCTTGCCTTTACTTGAGTAACCAAAGGTCCCATTGCCGACATTAAGCTTAGTCTATTAACAGTTCCTTTCTTAGGTATTGTTCCACTTAAACCAAACCTAAAATCACAGTGCCAACATTTATCCATTATCTTTTGAATAGATGCAGCTTTTGCTTTATGAGTTTCATCGACAAACACAGCATCAAATTGACTAAAGTATTCCTCATCTTTTTTAACTAGCGATTGGTATGTACCTATTACTAAGTTAGAACTTTTTCTAATCTCTGCACCTGCATATACTTGCTGAGTCTTTAATGGAACGCCACACCTGTTATATTCATCGAAATCACCAGTAGCTTGTAATACTAAATTTACATTAGGAACAATCATTAAGATTTTTTTCTTTCCTAACTTATCCATCATATATGCAACTACCATAAAGGATATTAGAGTTTTACCTGCAGATGTTGCAAGCTCAGCTAAACACCTTCTATATTTTAATATTTTAAATGCTGCATCTATTTGATATTCTCTAGGTTTGAAATTAGGGTGTTTTTCAAAAATACTTGTTACCCATAACCTAAATGATTCTTCGTTGATGTCAGTATCAAAAATATCAGTGATACCATTTAAAGAACATTGGAAATCATAATCTTTACAGATATCTAATATCTCTTTCCATAAACCAGCTGGTATTTTATTTCTTTTTACAAAGGAGACGTTACCGTCCCATACTTTCTTTTTAACTAAAGGATGAAATCTCCACCCTTCAATCTTTTTAGTTAAACTGCTCTTCAACTGCTCGTACTCTAATTCAGTACATGCATCGATGACCAAAAACTTTTTATTTTCTGATAGGGATAGTTCCATTAATTAATATTCTTTATCGTCCAGGTTTATTCTGTTACGAATAGCGAATGCTAGATTATCGCAAGTCTTTATACATTCTTGGTAATAGTCCATGTGGGATTGTAGCATTTCCATCTGAGTTCTTAAATGACTCAAATCAGCTTTGATGAAAGCAACCTTTTCGCCGCTTGTTAATTTAATATCATATTCTAATGAATACTCCCGATATTTAATTTTATAATAGCGATCATATGCTGCTTGCCTTTTATGTTTAGTCGTTTTAAAATCTGTAATTTTATCTAACAAGATTTGCCTGTAAGATAACATAAGTACTTGACATTCAGCCAAGTTGCTCATTTCTTTTAACAAACCAACAAGGTTAGTTATCTTTTCTTTCCAGTTAGATCGGTCAGTAGCTAATCTAGTTGCTAGAACCTCATTAGCCTCACCTGTTGATGTATCATTGTACTCCATTAGAATATACCTTTATCATTATTAATCTTCTTGTAGCTCTTTACTTTGGGTTGAAACTTCTTTTTAGGTTCAGGTATTGAGAACTTAGTTTTAACTTCTCCTAATACTGATTTACTAAATTTAGAAAATAACCTAAGTTTTTTACCATCCTCTTCTGCATCTTTATAAAAATCATCTAGTTCTTCGCTCACGAAATTATTATATTTTTGTATACTCATTATATAAAAATAATATCTAATGAGTTATTTGTAAAATATTTATCTAGGTCACCTAAACAACCGGTTCGATTAGCAAATTCATATTTCACTAGATCATTTAAATCTTTTACTTTTCTTTTTGGGATATCAAAGTCCTTTAAAAACTTTTCCCACATAAATACAGTTTGACCACCTTTTAATTTCTCTATCATTCGAGTTTTACCCTCCATATCGTTATCAAAGAAATATCTTGCTGTAGGTATTTCGTTAAATTCAATTATCTGCTTCTTAACTCCAGTTAAACCGATTGAGTTATTCATAAACATTGCATCGATTGGACCTTCAAAGATAGAAAAATCTCTAGACATATCTACATTTAAAATACCGAATAACATTGATATTTTATTTAAGTTGTCTAACTCTTCTTCATCTACTTCTAGTGGTCTTTTTAATCTATCATATATCCTTTCGATGTTCCAAGTCTTATATTTAGGGCCAACATTATCAGCACCTAATGCTCTTGTTTGAAACCCTACAATATTACCAGTTGGTGTTAAATTAAAAACATATAGTTCTCTACGTCGTGGATCAAATGCAAACCTTTCAGTTTTATGATGGAGTAACCTACTCTTCAAATAAGGATATGCCTGATACGTTAAACTATTAATTGGATATACATTAAATCCTAAAGCTACTTCATCAAAAGTTAATGCTATAGATTTAATTTTATCAAATAGATGGAAATCTAAACTTTCACCTAATGAGAAATGTTTTCGGTTTTCCTTTATATAATTTATTACATCAATCCTATCATCACCTTCAAAGTTTTCATGATGGTCTGCTAAGAAAACATCTAGAGAGGAATGTGCGGAGCAGTTATAACAATGGAAGTATAAATCGTTCCAATATAAGTTACCTCGTTTTTTCCTAGGTGTTGATGTTGAATCTCCACAATATGGGCATGCCATATTTAGTCTTCCTTTACTTTCTAAAATTCTTCTTTTCTCCGGATGGGAGTGGTTATTATGAAGAACTCGGACCACCTTGTCGATGATCCGAGCTTTCATTTCAGAAGATATTATTACTTCTGCTGCCATATTTATTAAAGATCTAACCCATTAATGAATTCATCAAAATCTTCTTTTTTCTCAGTACCGCCCGATGTTGGAGCAGCTTGAGTTTCAGTTTTTGTTTCAGTCGTTACTTTAGTTGCAGCGGCTTCAGTTACCTTTGTATTAACCGGTGCTGGTTTTGATCTTGTGATGTTTTGTATTGAATCACCTGGAGAATGGAACTGAGATAATACTCCCATTACCTTTCCTCTAACAGTATCATCCCATGCCTTGTAACCCCAACCATTTAAATCTGGTGCTGTACCTAACAATTCTAAAATTGCTTTACGGCTTGCATCATCATTAGTAACCGGTTCACCGCCGATTGTCATTGGAGATTTATTTCCATGGAATTTACTTGAGTCATAATTTGGAAAACCACCCTTCTTAGAAATTACTAATTCAAAGTTTTTTCCTTCGAATGGATCAAACACTTGAGTTGGCTCGTCGAATTGTGGATTCAGTTCTTCATCAATTTTAGTTTTGATTTTATAACCGAATTTCATAATTTTAACTTGTCCTTCTAAGTCTCTATTTTGTGGATCTTTTACGATTTGTACCAATGCATAGAATACTTCTCTACGCTTTAAACCTTCTGACATCTTTTTATCTACTGCAGATTCAGAGTTTCTTAGTTTAAAGAACATATCCTGTACTGGACATTTTTCTCCAACTGTTGAAGGGGAATCAGCATAAAAGCCGTTTCCTTCTCTGTCTTCTAGCCAGTAGACATATTTACGTTCGAATGGTTTTCTTGGGTTTTTTGCATTAGGTAGAAACCTAATTAAAGATCGGTAGATACCGTCTTGTCCTTGATCTGGTTTAGGTGTGTATAAATCGCTTCCTCCTGTGGAAGGTCTTTCACCAGTGTCTAAATCTTTTACACTTACATTAAAAATGTCGAATTCGTTTGCCATGTTAATTGCCTTTTTTTTGTTATTATTATTAATTGTTTATAATTGATAACAAAGCTCTGTGCCTAAACTATTATTTAATTTGCCTATTTACTTTGCCGTGTTATCGCCTGTTTAAAAAGTAACCATTTAATTATTGATTCCTTTGTTTATTATATATTCACTAAGTCAGTTTGTTTCAGACTACATGAATATTTTTATCTATTATTGCAGTTATATCGTTTTCTCGTAAACTAAATACAGTATTGCCATCATATTTAAATTCAGTACCTGCTAAATCATGAAAAAGAACCTTTATACCAATTTGATATTCTGCATCTTCTACACCATCACCAACACCAATGATCATTCCTGAATATGGCGGAGCATACATACCGTCTTGTTTGACTAAAAGTATACTACCTTTTCTATCTGGTTGTTCGTCCTTTTTTAAAAATATTCTATTCCCTAGAGGTTTTAACATATTATTTTAAATTTAATTAGTGTAAAGCTGAAACAAACTCCACTAGTTGCAATATAATTTTTAACTATTGAATTGAAGAATAGTATCTAATTGCTAGTTATTTGCTTTTAATGCTTTAAGTATAAAGTAGGCATCAATGATATCGTCTATAGGTTTTGGTATTTTAATGCTAAAGTCTTTACCTTGAGTCCATTTCCAAAGTTTAGTTGATCTTAAGTTCTTATCGTTTAGGACATCATCTTGGAATGCTTTAGCCATATAATGTTTGTTTGCATTTCCTTTACCAGCTAACTTCTTTACATGAGATGGTTGAAATATAGATAGATTCTCAATTGTATACTTTTCTATTAGTTCCTTTCTTAAAAATGTATTATATTGAATAATGTCTATAAATGAATTCCCTTTGGATCCGTACGAGAAACCTTCAAGTGCAACTGATACCTCGTCGCCTTCAAATAGTGTAGAAAAAATGTTGACCATTAATGAACTAATATTACCAGCATCTTCTAATTTCTGACGCTCCCTGGGTAAAAACTCTTTGCTTGTTACCTCTCTATTATATGGAAATCCTAGCATAGCAGAATCATCCATGAGTTCTTTATGTACACTAAATGATTTGGGTATCTTTTTACCCTCTTCATCCCATATACGATTCCCATAATTAAAAAAAGTTATAAAGTGGTATTTACCATCAGCAGTTTCAATACATACTCCTGGGCTATTAAGTGAAAAGTCAATTCCTATATTAATCATATTGTTTATATTCTCTTACCGAGAACTGCACCTAGCGCAGCACCAACAAGACGTGAAGTCATTAAATCATACAAAGCACCCTTTTGGATACCTAGAACTTTAGCAATTGCCTTTCCTATAGTTTTACCTAAAGCAAAACCAGTAAGTCCACCAAATATACTTCCCAATATACCTTCGCTTACAATTTCATCTACTACAGTTTCTAAATCCTTCCCGTTCTTATGCTCTTCCATAATTCTGTCTACTGCCATATCAATAGCTGCATCCTGTTCCTCGGTTAAAGTATGTGATTCATTTAGTAGTTTTTGGATATCTACACCATCATCATGTGATTCTGTTAAATAGTCTTTAAAGGTTTTCATTTTGAGTTCTTTATTTGTTTATATATTAGGTGACATTGACTACGACATCTAAGATGTTGTAAGTAAACTCCATCTCAAAAGTTTGGAATTCAACAGTGTTACTTGAGAAGTTTAGATCTAATGCACCTATATTTCTTATAAACATATCTTTTAATTGTACAGTTACAAATACATTTCCCTCTGCATCTAACATCTGTACACCAACACCCTCAGGTAAATATGGATGCTTTCCACTTAGTTTATAATAGTAGTCAAACATTTCAACAGCCATCCAATAATTAACATATCCATCAAATGCTTGCATTGTAACAGTTAGTGATTTATCAAATAATTGCTGCGTAGGTATACTTGTTCTAAATGATCGTGTATTACCTGGGTAGTCTGTCTGTTGTACAGGATCAAATGAAGGTCCAGGTAAATTAATAGACTGTATTCCATAATTCCAATAATCAATAGGTTCTTTTATTAACCCACCAGGTATTCTTGTTAAGAATGGCTTATACTTCTTAGCAATTTCCTTAGGAATAAAGTTCCTTGGGAAATCAAATTTAAACTGGTTATTTCTAGCACTTAATATCATATCATTTTATTGTTAAAGTTGTCAAAATTACCTCCATTAGCATCGCTAGGCATAGATACACTATTCTTACCAACAGAGTATTGTTGTAAATTCTTAGCGGCTTGCCTGAAGAAACTTTTCTTTCTGGCTTTATTTTGTGTACCACTGTGTCGTAATGCCTGTTTCTGTTGTCGTATTATAAGTTGTGCTTGTGCTAGATTCTGGGCAGCTTTTGCTCTTCTTGCAATTTCTTCAACTTGCGATGATTTAAGATCTCCTGCCAGTTCTGTATTAAGATTTGTCAATTCTTCATTACTAGTGTTTAATGCCTGTATTGTTACTATGCCTTCCTCATACAACTGTTTGTATTTGTTGCCCCTAGTATTAGCACTAACCAATAACCCCTCTATTCTTGCAAGTATTCTACTGTACTCTAATCTTTCATCCTCCATTTGAGAAGTTAAAGTTATCCTATTAGCATCCTTGTAAGCCAACCACATACCTTGATATAATACCGATTCATCTGAGATAGAACCGTCACCCTCGTCGATCATCTTAGTAGAGATATAAAAATTATTATTATCTAAAGCCAAAATCTTTTTACTATCAGACTTAGTAATTCTAAACAATACCTCTCCTCTTGACATATCAACCTCTTGTACTTGGGTATGATTTTTTACTGCTATTTCATCAGAAGATCCAATGAAATTAATATAAACATTACCAACATTACTTAAATCAATTGGAGTATCTTCACCATCTACTTCATCAAATAAAGTAAATAGAAAATAATCATCAAATGGAGATATTCGTATTGTACCATCCCCTTGCGGTAATGGAGTTTCATTAACCGCTAGGTTAACAAATCGCTGGAAGTACTCTTTCTCTGTTGCAGTTAAAGATATATTAGTCTGTATTGCCATGGGTTAACTTATTTTTGGTTCGCTTGTCGCAGTGTTAACTGCTGTTCCAAAGCTAGCCGATTCTTGGTTTTCTTCTGTTATTGTTTGTACTTTAACTGGTGATATGGCTGCTTTAACTTTTAGCCTATCTCTAAATGTAGTTACATATTTTGTTTTTACTACTAACTGTTCGGCAATCTGTTCCGATGTATTTGCACCAGTATCAACAGGTGCACCAGTGCCTATTACTAATTGCTTCCCTGTGTCATTATTAATTTGATTATAAACATTCGCAACTGTTGGTACTACTCCTAAATTAATCTGTAACATTTGCCTGCCATATTTCTGAGTAGCAAACGAAGTTAACTTTGCATTTTTAATTATCTGCGTAGCATCAGCCTTATTATATAATCTTAATACATAATTAATCGAGAATGAAACTGCAGTATTTGCATTTTTTATAATTGGCCTAAATAAAATAGGATCGTCAAAATCACTAGTTTGTGTATATACTTGGAAACTTGTCTGTGAAAAAACAGTTCCTACTTGTTCAGTAACACTAACTTCATGGAAAACTACATAATTACCACCTGATGAATTTAGCTGCGCAATAAGATTACTGAATGAAGATCCAGCAACCTGTCCTGATAATTCAAAATAATCTCCATTAGTTGATTGTATTACTTGTGCATATAGATTGTCATAAATATCCCTATTTAATATAGATGTAGAATTAATTTCTTGCATCTCATAGAAGCTATATGCATTCTCTGTTGTTGTTTGGTAAATTCCACTAGCCTTCAGTGTAATTGGTGGTGTTCCTAGAAAGCCTTGCCCTTCTGTTATTTTGTATGCCACACCGTTTGATACATTTACGTCAAACGAATTATTCATAAAGAACAATGCAGGTACTCTCCATTCAATATAAGTAGCATATAACTTGTCTGCTAGTAATAAAGGCTCTGCTGCAAATTGTGGTGTATCAGTTTTAAGAAAGTTAATAGATGCAAGATTCATCATAACACCGTCTCTTCTTGGTGCTAAAGTTTCAAATACAATACCATCAAATCCCTCAAAGCTAAATCCTGCTACAAAATGAACTTTAACTTTATCATATGCAACATCTATATTAGGACTAAATGTCTGTAAAAGATTTGTGCTATCTGTCAACTCAGGACTATAATCGTTGTATGGGATTCCTATACTCGTATCTAGCGAGACATATTGTGTTTTAGTTTTATTGTTTGAAACGGCAGCACCATCTCTGTCATTTCCCATAGTAGCATTGACAGTGTCAGTATTAAAGAAATAAGTTCCTTTAGTATTTGCATCCCTCATGAGCTCAATCGGGTAATCAGTAGTATCAAACTCTGTTGGTGCGGACTGACTAGTATAGATATACTCTATAAGTATTTGATCCGATAATTGTATAAACCTTGATGATTCCATTCTATTCTATTTATTTACCACTGCAAAAGCTTTGGATTCCACGAAAGACCAATTCCAATATAAGGTGCGAATGTACCGTTACCAGTTACTCCCATTCCCATACTTAGACCTAATCCAAATTGTTTTCTGTTTTGCATCTGTAAGCTTTTAAACGCTTTGCTTTTTCTATCAATCATTATCCCTTCTGTATTATTAAATATAGTTCCTGGATAGTCAGAAGTTAATTTAATAAATATTTCTTTAGTTTTTACATCTTGTGACAGTGTAGCGTCTAACCAAATATTTTGTTTTAGTCCAATTGTTGCAGTACCGAAGGTTAAACTATCTATTGTACTATAAGGCAACTTAACATTGATAGATCTTGAGCTTTTAGCCCAATTACTATCAGAGCTAAAACTCAATATTGAATTGAAACTAGCATTACCTTGAACTGTTATAGTATCTTTAGTTATAACTGGTACTTCCACTATTTTTTCTTTTATTATAGTTTTGTATTTAATAATAGTAACGGGGGGCCTGCCTTTTTCATATTCCAAACTATCTTTCAATTCTTCTAATGATAAACTCAAACCTTTAATTTCCCCAACTGACTCGCCATTTATATTAACATAATTTTTAATAGTATCATTTGCAGCTACTAGATTATTTTGAAATCTAACAACTTCACCTTTTGCATTTTCAGTTTCATTGCATTGTCTAAGAAGCAAAAAGAAAAGCACCACCATACCACCTAATAAAAACATCCTTGTGTTTTTTGGGTCTGTTATAATACCAAGAATATTTTTAATAATTAATATCATCCTATATACTTAAGAAGCTTATGTGGTGTTACTTCAGCAGCCCCGTATTTTTTTGCTATTTTTTCAATAAACTTAGTTTCCTTTCCTTTCATTGTATCTACTTCAGTAAAAAGTTCGTCTCTTTTCTTACCTAAGCTAGTGATACTCTTTTGCATTAGATCAAGAGAAAGTTGTATTTCCCTATATCTATTTACAAAACCGTTTAAATCTGTTATTTCTTTCTTTGTCATTTTATTAATTTATATTAATTTATACTATTACGTTGGTGGGCCTCCGATATTAATTACATCATAGCTTGTACCCATTATAGACCATCCAAATTGTACTGTTGATGATTCTCTATTATAGGCAGAGTGACCTGTACCACTCGTATTCATTCCCCACTGTGATATTTCAAGACCGTCCCATATTAGATCGTATGTTTGTATTTTACCCTCACCTTGTAGCATATCTGAAGAACTGAAACCAGAGTACAATGTTGTGTATCCTGCAGAATAAGTCTGTCCACCATTTGTTCCTGCCGGTCTGTACCAACTAGACCATGCTGCTCCTTGTGGAATTGAATTCCTATATTTTGGTAGCCTAATTTGGATCATTCCCCAACTTTCAATAAAGTTTGAAGACTGATTTGCTTGCCACAGATATTTTGCTGCTTGGTGATATACCTTAAGTGTTAATTTTTGACCTGGATATGCTCCTTCTGGGAAATTAAAAGTATAATCATAATTTGTATTACTTTGTGTCTGACCAGTGAATCCTGTGATAGACTGACCTATCCCATATGATAAGTATATAAGTGGTACATTTAAATCTGCAGTAGTTGGCATGCCTGCTGTTGATCCTGGGGATTGCGCGCCTGTAGTATTCCAACCCCATTTCGTAGTTGGCTTACCGCTCCCACCAGAACTAGTCCAACTAAAATTGAGGGAATTAGGTCGTGAATTACTTAGGGAGTTTAACTCTCTGACTCTTTTTAATACTAATGGTGTTGCTAAACCGAGTTTACTTTTACTTAATGAAATATATTCTTCCATCCCATCAGTGTCTCTAACTGCTAACTCTAATGAATTATCATACATGAATTCATCACTAGGGACAGGTAACGATACGGATTCATTACCCATCACTATTTTTATTAAACCTGCGTTTATACCGGTTGTAGCCTGTAAGCCACCAACCCAACTTTCCATAGTTGCAGCAGGTACATACGCAGTATCACTTTCCGTTCCAGTTTGTCTAAATATTGATAGATCACTACCCAATACAGTATCCATACTGTTTGATTGGGAGACATTTGAATATGGCTGTGTTATAGTACTTCCAGCTTGTGTAGCTGCCCAGGTTAACCTTCCCACAGTTCTAATATGAGGGTTTGGTGTACTACCACCAGTTATCGCAGCATAATCTAAAGTGATACTAGGCTGCGCTAATGCAGACGGACTTGTATATTTACCAAGTACTATACTGGAATTAGCTCGTATTAATAATTCACCTTCTGTTGAGTGTTGGTCTATTTGTATATTACCGACTGTTGTAGTTTCAGTTTGTGCTATTGATATAGTACCACCAGCGCTAGTTGCAGTAATACCACCAGCAGCAGAATATAAACCAATATTTCCACCTATAGACGTACCTAGGTTAGTTTGTAATCTGATATCACTACCTGCAGTAACTCTAAATTGACCACCTGGTGAAGTAACAAAATTAGTATTACCTGCTAGAACTTGAAATGTTCCAACGTTTGTGATTTGTCCTCCAGTTACAGGTGTGACATCGATGCTACCACCTGATTCAATTGTTGTTGTAACGGTAGCCCCTAGCGTTGCTACTTTAAATTTATTAGTAGCAGTGTTACCTGTTCCAACTTCTATTTCAAAGTTTGAATTTTGCCCTGGCCAGTGCTGATCATTATCTTGCCCAGTTACTAATCTAATTGATCTACCTGCTTCATAACTCTGCGAACGCATATCAGTAAGAACTTGGAATCCTATCAAATCTGCCTGTGATGTTGGTGAAGTAGGTGCCTTTGGTACTCTCATTACTAATCTGTCATCAACTCCTAGGTGAATGTTACTCAACGAGCCTATGCTTGTCTGATTATACTTATCTGTTGGTTGAAACCCACCACCTTGAAACGTGATTGAAGTCCCAGCTGTATCTTTTTGATGAATGAACAATGAAGAAACATCTGATGATATGCTACCTGCTATTGCATCAGGTATAATATATTTTGCAGTTAGTGGTATACTAGGATCTACTTCGTCTGCTGTTGTTGGCACCCCACCTATTACGATAGATGGTACACCTTCATTATCAGTAGTTGCACCACCGTTTACCCCAGGTTCATATCCAAAGGGTTGATTATATCTAGTATTTTTTCCTTGATTTACATACGGTGAACCAAAAGTTCCACCAAATCCACCACCGGCACCAGCAGGGCCAATTGGCCCCATTAAATCAACAGTAGTTATCAACCATGATAAACCATCATACTCCCAAACCTCACCATTTAATTGCAAGTAATAATCGCTAATCCTTGGTGTAGCTGTTGGATATGCAGCGTTTGGTAATGTACCTGGTAATACTGTTGCAGTATCCTCGTACCATGTACTCCCTTTAGGGCCTCTTCCACCAGCAGGACCAGTTGGCCCGGATCCACCAATAGGACCAGCAGGACCACCACCGTTAAGTAGCAACTGGTCAAAATTAAAGTTAGTCTTATCGACAAGTTGTGAAATAGTATCTGATGCTATTATTTCTTGTATAGTGATTGGCATTTCTTTCTGTTATTTTTTAACTATAGTAACACTGAATCCAAACGATTCTGAGAAACCTGTTCTTTTATTATATATTAGTCTTAAATCAAATGGGTTTGTATTTAAAGTTTTGGAAGCTACATTATTATTAATAGTTAATCCAGCACTACTTTTTTCAACATCAGTAAGTGTAGCAGTATCATAATCAGATCCACTCTTTGTACGACTAGCTAATGTATAAAAATCTACTTTTTCTATTTTATATAGTTTTAATATGTTTTCTTTGATATATTGATTTACATCATCATCCAAGGTCTCCAGGTCACCCCACCCATATAGTTTATTTATATACAGTTCAAATTGAGCCTTTATTGGGGCAAACAGATATTCCATCAACCTTTTTTGGTTTAGCAAGTAGAACTCAAGTGTTGGTGAAGATGGTACTTTCTTAATAGACCTGGTTGTTGTATTACCCTTAGTCTTAATCAATTTTTTATTAATTGTAACCGACGGTGTTTCTTGGTGCATAAAAGTTCCCTTTATTAATTCAGTTTGTTTAATTGCTGCTCTAACAAATGGATCTGGTTCAAATGTTTCTAGAATTATAGTCTCAGGAACTTTTAAATATTTAGATCCAAAGAATGACTTTCTTTCTTTCATTGACCTTGTTCCAATAATTTTTTCTGTTACTGACTTATCAATACTTTTTGTAAAATAAGAAGGTTCCCAATTAGAAGAAAACATATAGAAATCTTTATAAGCAATACCAATCTCATTGATCAACGGGTATAGACTAGGGAATGCGCTTTCTCTAGATAACTCCAACACCGTTGATGGATCTTGTTCATTTACTTTATGATAAAAGAAATTTTGTACTTGTCCAAATTTAGGATCACTACTATTAAACTGTGAATTTTTATATTTACATAGTTCTAATACTTTTAATTTATACACAGAATCTTGCTGTGGGTCATTAAAGTCTAAATTCATATATGGGTCTCTGAAAAATAGTGTAGGTAAAGCATATGGCGCGTAATGCCCTGAATGTCTCGCAATCGGTGTTATGTTAGGTATCTTGCGTAGAGATAAATCATAACCAACAACATCTGTTAAATTAAACGCAGTAGGCTTGGCTGGGTCTGGTAAAATTCCAATATACACAGATTTAAGAATATCAGCCTGTGCTCTCAGATTTACTGAGAATGTTTGTGCTAATGTACCATCAAGATTTTTAACCTGACTACCGTCCTCGCTGATAGTTTCATAAATAACATTAGGGTTACCTATATTAACAGCATTGAAAATTTCACCAAAGCTAATTGAATTTAATCTATTTTCAAATTGTAGATATCCATTATTTTTAATACTATAGACAGCAGATCTTAGTGCTGGTAGACTTGGTGTAGATATTGGTGGGTATATTGCAATACCATTCCTTGTTAATTCAGTACATATAAGTTGATTAGCCGATACTATATTCTTTATACCAAATATTCTATAAAGACTACCAGATATAGTAAATTCAATAGGTGAATACCTCCCATCCTGTAATACTCTAATATCATTCACAAAATCAGGCTGGACACCACTATCACTTTGCATACCATTAATTGTTAATAATCCAGTTGTAGAATTATAAGTTGATGATGCTAAATTTATGGCCCCTCTTAAAACACCGTTGGTGTATTCATAATTACCATCTGGGTCAAGATTAGGTTCACATGCAGTATTTACATCAAACGAACTATTTAAAGAATATAACGTTGTCCTATCTATGATAGAGTTTACACTACCATTTAAGCAATCATCAGCATAATCTAAAGAAATTAGCATTACTATAGTCTTCCACTTTTCGTTCTTTATAAACTTAACTTGGCTCTCTGGTTTATTTGGCAAATTTGGAACTAATATAACAGAGAATCGATAATCGTCAAACGAACAGCCTTCTACGTAAGATAGTGCCCTTGCGTTAAAATCAGATTTTTGCTGTCCTACTGCTTTCTCCTTCACTGTAATTCTTACTCCCCGTAGGAATGTTTGCGCATAGTTGTTTTTATTACCACAATCAAACCTACCATATCTTAGTTGCCTATCAATCTCGGTAATTCCATTAGTAGTAAATCGCTGCACAATAAAATAATCGTTGAAGTTATCTGTTGTAACATCTTGGAATGTACCAGGTATAAGCGCTGCACCTGTCATAATATTTGCTGGTGTATTATCTGTCGGTGCAGTGTCAATATAACTCCATGAACTTTTTATAGCGTCTTGTGTAAAATAATTAGGAAACTCTGATAGGTAATACCATTCATGGGTGAAGCCACTGGCTTCTTGTACTAAGTCCCATCTGGATGGAGCAAAATTGTTAAGACCAAATGCTTGGTTTATATCTAATCGATACGGGTGGTTTCTCACATCTCTACCATCATTAACCCATGCCCATTTATTAATGTATGGAGCAATTCTTGATATGTTAGCTTGTGATGTCAGGTAATTTTCTTCAAGTCTATTATATTCACTTTTAATATACTCGTTGGTTGGGTTCTCATCCTCAGCATCACCCAATAAACCGATAAGATTATAAAATCCACCATTGTCATAAAAACTCCTTATTTGTGGGTTCATGCTAACTCCTTCATATACCGAACCTGATAATGTCACTGATTGTTGGTTGTATTCAGTAGTCTCGTAATCCAATTCACCCTGTTCGCTATACAGCGTACTATAAAAATCAAAATCAAAATCTTTAACATCAAAGAATGAAAATCTACCAAAAGATGGTTTATAATCTGAGTATAGTGCTACTTGATTAGATCTTGTAACCATTATCTGGTTATCATTGCAAGTTATGACTACATATTTATTAATATCAGTATATCCTATAATTTGATTTAAGCCATTGTATATAGGTTCTTCTGTGTATGGAACCCAGTCTCCAATATTAGTATAGCCACCAGTAGTCTGTACAAAGTTTCCATTAATAAATCTATCTTGGTCACTATTCTCTACTTTAAGTAAACTACGAGTAACATCATTACCACCAACAAAGTTTTTGATTGGGGTAGCTACTACTGTTGTTGGGTATGACTGTATTTGTGTAAGCTGTTCTGGGTATGTTACGTCCAAACCAAAACTAAGTTGATTAAATCTTGAACCACTAAATCTTGACTTTATGTAAACAGTACTATCATTAAACGTAGCTGTAAAGAATCTAACATTTTCAGATATACCTGTGTTGATTGCTGATGTTATAGCCTGTGCAACTTCTTGTGTAGTACCGTTGGGATTAAAGAATTTTTCAAAAGACTTACCAGGAATTGGTGCTAATGTACTATCAGCAAAAATTTCACCAGTCAAGTTTGATGCAATACTAGGGTCACCGTCATAGAAAGATATTTTAGAACCTTCCTGTACTTGGTTATCAGGAACTGCTGCTGGTGTAAAGAATAGTAACGCATTATCAAGTAATGATACTTTGTTACTTAGCGTCATTGTAGACGATCCTATTGTTGTCACTGTAGTACCTTGTGGTATTTTAACACTGCTATGTGTAGACGTTACAACTCGGCCCACTGCAATGGTATTACTAATACTATTAATATTTATAGTATCACCAGCAGCTACATTAATTTGTTGCCCATTAACAACAGCTGTCACTGTTGGGTATGGTACAGGTTGTACTGTATTTCCAACAATTTTCAAGTACATTTGTGCAAAACCTTCGTGGTTTATAATACTTGCATTTGCAAAGGTATCAGGTTGTTTATAGCCAGTAAATAATGAAACGTCTACTTTAGTATCAAATAATCTAATCTGATCTTTACCCCAGGTACCACCCTTTTTAACTGTATGGTAGTCGTCTTCTTTATCTTTAACATAAAATACCGATTCAACTTCATTTACTCGAGTCGGTGTAGGTAGGCCTGTAACTGTCGTAGTTTTAACAGGATCTAAAAATAATAAAATACCATCCTCGTTTGTAATTTCAAATGGAGTATTTAAATATTGAGATACTTCTGTTATAGTTTTTATTTTAGGTAACTGAGTTTTTTCTGTATTTTTATAAAATGCTTCACCGGACAAATCAAACCTACCTTCTTCTATTTCATTAACATACATACCAAAGTATCTATTAATAGTATAGTCATCAGCAGTTGGGTCATCGAATAAGAATTCTAAATTTAAAAGATTTGCTAAAAGTATTCCATTATTCTGGAAACCTTGTGTAAATAAATACTCGTCTTGTATAATAGTTGAATCTTTAACCACCATATCATCATATGCAAAATTACCACTGCTAGTAAATCCACCATTTTTATAGGATATACCATTCCATAAGATTGGCTCATCCTTTCTCCATGTCATGTTAAGTGGTACTGTTGGAAACTCTTCTTGGTTTCTATAGTTTCTAATATAAGCACCTAATAAAGTACCTTCTGTTAGATCAAACGTTTTGATTGCTGTGCAATTTTCTAATACTTGCTTTGTGAAGTTAGCTGATGTTTGCGCGTCTACCGTCCCGTCATTCTCACCCTTTGCATTTAGATTGTTAACTCCAACTGGATTGTCTAATCTAAAAATTACAAACGAGCTAGGTATCTGTTCATTTAGCCATAGCGGTGCTAACGTCCCTAGGCTTTGTGTATATGATTCTGATGCAATAGATCTAGTACCTGCTGAATAAAACATTTCATATTGGTTACCATAATCAGATAAGATTGCAGTATCTTCATATTCTTGATGAATTTCGTAAGCTGACTCTATTGGGAATTTTCCGCTATCAAAGAATCTAAATACATCTTGGTCATATGTACTAGTTCCATCAACCTTAAAGGCCTTAAATTTTTGGGAAGCTAATCTAGTGTTTGCACTGAACGACTCTAAGTAAATATCCGTTCCATCAGATACTATCTTAACATTAGCTGTTAATTTAGGATTAGTTCTTGCAATACTGTATGATGCTTGGTCGAGCAGTTTTTCAGCCATATTTATCTTTTACTTTTTTTATATATTCACCAAAAGATAAAGTTAATAATTAGGCAACGTTTAAATTACATCACGCCACCGATACCAGTATTACCACCCCATGACGTTCCATTATGAGCAGTGTTTCTTGATATGGCTGCTTGATTTAATGAAGGTCTTAATCCTCTTACAACTTTTTCTAAATCATTCAGTCCTTTTGTTACAGTTGCCTGTGGAAATTGTTTAATACTTAACCTATCAGATCTATAGTTAGCAGAGATTTCAATATCAAATTGTACAACATCGCTGTTGTTTGGGTATATGTCGATACCAACCCTTTTAGCATAAGCAAGATTAACTGTGTTACCTGATGAATCACCTGCAACATTTCCTAATCCACTACCAGATGTAACACCAAAGTAATCAGACATCCTATACTGGAATACTAATGGAATACTTATAGCATTCTGTTGGCCGAATGCAACTACTTCATAGGACTGTATTGCATCACCATCAACTTGTATATTCTGATGGTTATCAGATGAAACGAATAGATAAGATCCGCATGATTGTTTACCTAGTGTATATTGATCAAACCCCTCAAATGATGTTTTTGCATTTCTGCTATAATCAATAATAGATAAGTTAGCAATATTAACTAATGATGGGCTAGCCTGCAGAGTTTGTATACCGTTATCAAACGCAACATTTCCTAATGATGTAGCTAATGCAGTAAGATCAGCAACATTCTCATTTAAATATATTGCTTGTTCTTTTCCATAAGTATCATCAATTTTAAGTGGTGCAAATTTAGATTGCCTAAACATAACTGCTGCTGTACCATTCCCACCAGCGCCTGATGTACAGTTTACTGCTGTACCAAATGCTGGTAATGTTACAAGATCACCAGTTAGTGCTTTGTATGCGTTAGTGTATGCTTTATAACTTTTTAACCACGGATGAGCAATAGAAACTTGTACTACTTCATCAGTAGTAGGATAACTCGGTGTTGTTGTTGGTAAGCCACCTGCAGTAAATCCACCACCCCATATAAACTCAGTACCTGGTAATGCAACACCAGTATCGGTAGTTGCACTATAAATATTTTCTACAGTATCTAAGTTTACTGTGAATTCGTCGTTTGGATTAATATAACTATAAAAATTACCCTCAGCAGAAACATCACTAAACCTACTATAAATGTACTGATTCTTGTTCTGTGTTGATTGGAACGGTGCTAGTGAAACAGTCTGTCCATATTTTGTTGTAGCCGTTACTGAAGGGTTAGTCAATAGAATCGGTGTAAGATCATATTTTCTAATTGTGTTATAATCTACATCATCAGATCTGTACGTAGCTCTACTATTTGATTGGTTAGCTGCGCTATTATCTAGCCATGCATATGTTGCTGGTAGTATCGTAGCACCACTACTTACTGCGGTTGTATTTGTTGTTGAATAAGATCCAGCGTTTTCTGATTGTTTAACCATTCTTGATCTGTTACCAGTAATTCTAGCTATTAATTGTAATGCAGTCTGTGAAGAATTTGCAATATTAATGAAATATGTTTTTGAGATGATTGCACCTCTTGGGTCGTCTAAGTCTTTTATTTCTTGTGAATAAAAACCTGCGAACACTTTAGTAACTGCATTCCTTCTTAAATTAAAAGTATTTCCAGTATCATCAACTAATGTTGTAGTTAATTCACCCTGTGTACTATTTAATATCTCAGCAAATAAATCTATCTGATTTTGCATTTCATTCAACTTAGTAAATAGATCAATAGGTGTTTGATTTTCTGATAAAAATCCTGATGCTATTACTGGTGTTGAATGAGCAAAGTATGTTTCGTTTGCAGTAAAAGAACTACTTAGATGTGTTGGTAGTCCAATAGATTCTAAGTTTTGATTTAATGCAACTAATGATAAGTCTTCTTTGTTCTGTGCTAATATAGAATCTATCGCGCTATCAGATCCTAGATCGGCTGGAAATTCAACTCTTACTGCTGTACTCCAATCACTTTTTAGTGGATTTGATGGCCAACCAGCCTCTGATATAGATGTTACTTGTATTTCTACTTGCTCACCTTTTCTAATTGGTATATCTAATTGGTTAATATTAACCGAGTCTGCATTATCATCATCAATAGCAACCCATTCATATAAACCTGTAATGCTATTCTTAGTCCTAGGTCTTAATACACTGTCAATAATAACATAATTTGAAAATGCACCTTGGCTAGTTCCACTACCGTCAGTATAAGTAAACTGATTTACTGGATTGGCTGCACCATCAGCAGACAGATACCTGTAACGGTATGTAAATTTTATTATATCCTGTACGCCTGTTTCAGGTGCTGACTTTTCTTCTGGCATTGACCAGAACCCTCTTACTCTATATTTAGGAGATACACTACTTACTGAATTGTCACTAGCAGATGCATCTATCTCGGTAACTACTGATGAATATAATTTTGCCTGTGATGCACGTTCGGTAATAAGACCTTGTAATGCATTCTTATCAGCATCTCTTTCAACTTCAGTAGAATAATTCGTTGATTGTATTTTTTCTCTACTCTGTGCAATTGCAACATCTAACTCAGTTAATGTAGACTGAATCGTATTTTTCTGATTGTTTAAATCTTTAAGTTGTACAATAGCATCTGAGTTACTAACTTGTCCATTTATCAGTGATACTGTAAAATCATCAGGTGACAGCACCGGAGCGTTAGGTTTTAATCCTTCTCTACTCGTAGGTATCTTATCTTCTGCAAATGACAAAAGATATCTACCAAAATCAACTGCATTTCTCTGATAATAATCAGCTAAGTTCTGTTGTGTACCATTTGTATCAATAGTAGTTAAGTCATTAGTATAAAAACCACTACCAGGCGACCAGTTAACTGCTGGTATTTTAGAATCTGGATCAATTGGTTTGATAAAGGTTACACATCTTTCATTAAAACCAACAGTAACGTCAACTTCTAAAAGATCATTTAAGCTTGATCCTATCTTTAATACACCAGCCCCAATACTTATTGTACGCGAACCTTCTTGTAATCTTACTGTTACTGAGTTTGTACTGGTGTCTATTTGGGTTACTGTATATCTAGTATCAATCGGCGTCG